ACATTTAAAAAGTTTATTCCAGCGTCACCGTCGATTAGGCCAATTGATGCTGTAAATCTATTATCGTCGTGATAAGGAATAGGCATACATAATAGATAATAACCTTTAGGAACAGTAACTACCCATGGGCTATTAATTTTAATTACTGTTGGCATTGTGTCAGGTTTTAAAATTCCATATGGTTCTGTATCAGTACTAGGATGATATGTAATATAAGGATATTTCCATTCGTGATCAACTGTAAGTTGATTTTGATCTAGTGGAGTACTCCATTGAAACCCGCCATTATCATCTTTTTTAATATAGATATCTTGATAACTTTTTTGTACCCAACCGTGTCTTGCAACTAATGCAATTCCAGGGCATTTAGCAATATGAGTGTGCTGAGCATTTATAGGACATTCTGCACTTTCTTTTCGCATATTTTCTATCATTTTCTTTGCCCATTGATATTGAACTTTACCAGCAGGAACAATAGGCATTTGTTCGGCTACTTCAGGTATTAAACATTCAAATTTTAATTTAGGTTTTTTAAACATATATTTTATAATCCTTAATTATTTTACGTCTAAAATGCAACTTGGATTTCCGCTAGAGTTTGATTTAGAATTTATTTGCCCTTGAGGCATTGTATTAAAACTTATAGTCCATCTATCAAATTGATCTTGGTGTGGATGAGATGAGTGCATTAACCAACTAGGAAATAAAATTAGTTTACCAGGTTGTGCTTCAACTAATACAGATCTAGAATTGTTGTTGTGAACTTCTAAACTATTATTAGTTCTTTGTATCAACGGATCATTAAAACAAGTAGGCGACCCGGGTGTTAAATAGTACACAGCACTAATATAGCTCATCCTGTGAGAATGTGAAACTTGATGGCTTTGTGTATAAGCAGGATATTTATTAGCCCAGGATGTTGTAATTTCTAAGTTATCGCAGTCTAATTGTTCGTTACTAGCAAAGTCGTTGATACATTCAGTAAACCAAGAATATAAACTAGTATAAGAATCATCTTTATGCAAATAGTGGTCTGTTTGATAGCTTCGAAGTTGTGGCGGTAGTCGATCATTACCATTATCGATAAATTTTTCATTAGGTAATTTATCTAAGATATTAGAATTTAAAGATAGATCTTTTAAATTATACTCATAGAGTTTAATAGGAAAAATATTATGTATCATAGCTTATATAATACATTATTTTTATTAGTATGTCAACCGTTAATCGTATCCTAAACGTGCTACATTTTTCATTTCTTCTGTAAGCAGTTCTTGAACACGAATTTCATATGCTTCTTCAAATCCAGCTTCGTGAATATAACTTTCGTTATTTCCCCAAAGTCTTTTAAAGTATGAATGGTAAGTTTGTTCGACTGTTTCGTCGCTCCAGGATCTATCAATAAGTTTCCCTTTGATTATCCAATTTAAACGGTTAGCTTCTTTACGTACTTCGGGTGAACACATTATGGGACCTCCTTGTTGTATTGTATTTACAAGGAACTGTAATCGTTAGCGTTAACTTCGGGGTATTTTTAACCTATTGTAAATCCGTAGCCTACGCCGCCAGCCATTTGACTTGATACTTCCATTTCAAGTTTTTCCATTTCGGCTTGAGCTTCTGCTTTTAGTGCATCACCATTAAGTGCTGAGCCGCCCTGTGGTCCTGCAATAGTAGCAAATTTACTACGTGCTTCACCTAGCATATATTTGCAACTTGCTAGAGTATAATCTTTAATCCATTGCTTTGCTAGATAGTCATTTAGTAACTCACTATCTGGACGATAGTTATAGCAACGTAGTAATAAAGATTCTTCTGTACGAGGTCGTTGTAATAAGGTTAATTTTTTAGTTGCAGGATTCCAATTAAATTCAATAAATGATCCAAACATTCTACCTACTAATTCTTGATATTGACTGAATAAATCATATGTAGCTAGTCCGCCCATATTTGAACTTGACAGCAAGTATGTGTTTGTGTATGCCATATTAAATGGTTCAAACAAAGTTCCACCATCGCCACCACCGGATCTTGATCCAATACTTCTACGAAATAACTGACGTACTTCAACTACTTCATCTGGTAATGTATATTCGTTTTGGTCGTTGACTGTAGGCATAAACAAATAGCTTTCTTCTACACTATTGTCCGAACGCTGCCTAAATTTAGAAAATGCTTTGGTCAATGCAGTTTCGTAGTGTATAGGGTCTAATTCAACATCAATCATGCCGCCGCCTAGAAAGGCTTCTACATAGTCAAATACTTCTTGTTTTTGTGTTTGTGCTACTGCCATTTACTTTTCTCCGTCATAGTATTTATCTTTCGATAAATATGTATATGCCAAGATTAAGTTTATATAAACCAGAACGCGGATCCGACTTTAAATTCTTAGACCGCCAAATAAATGAAATGTTCACTATAGGTGGGACAGACCTGTTTGTCCACAAATATATTGGAACAAATGACGGAACAACAGAAAAGGATCATACACAGATCCAAGACATGTTGTTCTTAGAAAACAGAGATAGAAAATACGATCCTGATATCTATAGCATTAGAGGTATTTACAATGTACAAGATATTGACTTTGATTTAAGCCAATTTGGATTATTTTTAAGCAATGACACATTGTTTATGACTGTACATATTACAACTTCAGTAGAAGCAATTGGGCGTAAACTTATGCCCGGTGATGTTATAGAACTTCCTCACTTAAAAGACGAGTATGCACTAAATGACTTTAGCGTAGCATTAAAACGCTTTTACGTTATTGAAGATATCAACAGAGCAGCGGAAGGATTTTCGCCAACTTGGTATCCGCATTTATATAGACTTAAATTAAAACAAATAGTAGACAGTCAAGAATACAAAGATATACTTGATTTACCTGCAAGTGAAGACTATCCAGAAGATGGTACACTACGCGATGTGTTATCGACGTTTGAAGCAGAAATGAATGTTAATAATGCTGTTGTTGCAGAGGCCGAAGCAAATACACCAAAAAGTGGATATGACGTTGACGATAGTTTATACACTCTCGCAGTAGACGAAAATACTGGTAGAGCTAAAGTACAAGAAGTTGATGCAGACGGAAGCACAATTACAGATAAGGCTACTCCTGTTGCACATGGATATAAAGGATTACTTATAGGTGATGAATTTGCACCAAATGGCAGTAATTTTTCAAGCGGTATTAGTTTTCCTTTAGATAGTGTTGAAGGCGATTATTTTTTACGTACAGATTTTTTACCACAACGCATGTTTAGATGGGACGGCAGACGTTGGCTTAAAGTGCATGATGTTAAGAGAGCTCCAATGAATAACGGTACTACACAAACACTACGTGGATCATTTATTAATGACGTTAATACATATCTTTATAATACACCAATAGCACAAGACTTTGTACGCTTAACTGTAGGACAAACTAATATTGATACAGAAATTGCCTACACAACAGCAAAATATATACAAATAGAATACACATCATCTAATGACGGTTTTGCACGTAAAGACTATACAGTGGCTGACAACGCTGGTATGCTTACCAGCTACGACGATAACGGGACACAGCGCATACGTATTACATTACCTGCTAGTGCTGTTAAAGACGAAGGACTATACAGTTTAACACTGCACAACGAAAGAACACAACAGCGTCAAGCAATATCACAAGTATTAAAACCTAGGGCGGATAACTAATGGCTGAGCATTTTTATGACGGACAAATAAGAAAGTATCTTGTACAAATGATGCGACTGTTTAGTAATTTTAGTTACCAAACAGGAGACGGTACTGAAAAACAAGTACCTGTGCTATACGGAGATTTAACTCGTCAGGTAGGATCTATTCTTAGAGATAATTCTGAAAACAAAATACCTAGTGCGCCTCGCATGGCAGTTTACATTACAGGACTAGAACTAGATAGGGACCGTACTAGCGATTCAAGCTATGTAAACAAGCGTCACGTAAGGGAACGTGCTAAAGACGCAAATGGAAATTACACCGACGTACAAGGGCGACAATACACTGTAGAACGCCTAATGCCTACTCCATACAAATTAACTATAAATGTTGATATATGGTCAACAAACACCGATATGAAACTACAGATTATGGAGCAAATATTAATGCTGTTTAATCCTAGTTTAGATATACAAACAACTGACAACTATTTAGATTGGACTAGTTTAACAACAGTAATGCTAGACAGTGTTAATTTTAGTTCACGTGCAATTCCAGTAGGAGTTGACAGTGAAATTGATGTTGGTCAAATGACGTTTAGTACACCAATCTTTATTAGTCCGCCGGCAAAAGTTAAACGATTAGGAGTAGTTACTAATATCGTTACAAGTATATTTGACGGCGATGGATACTTAGATTTTGAAAAAATGTTGGAAGGTACGAACTTATTCAGTATTGGCGGAATGACACCTCCATTTAAAATGGACGGTGGCGACGAAGATTCAGACAAAGTAGTTGATACAGGAAAAGATCCTAATGCAGGGTATGTTCTTAATGAAGAAACAGGCGAATACGAATGGCAAGATCCTGATGGACTACTTGAACCTAGAAATCAAATCACAAGAGTTAACAAAGCAGTAATTGACAACCCATTACAAGAACGTGTACTTATTCTAAACGGACAAATACAATTATTAGATAACGGGTTACCTAGTAGCATGACATGGACTGATTATTTTTCTAAAGTACCTGGTCAATATAGAGCAGGCCTTAGTATAATGTATTTTAGAAAACCAGACATTAGTGGATTAGTTGCAGGACGCATTACTGTTAATAGTTTAGACGAAACTAAATTAGTAATTGATTGGGATAAAGATACATTACCTAGCAATACTACTATACAAGGTCCTGCACGTAATGCAAATCAACACTCTAGTGTAGACTATATTATTGATCCTTTACGTTATGATCCACAGTCGGATACAAGCCAAGCCGGCGTTCGGTTACTGCTGTTAGGAGCTATTGGCAGCTCGTCTAACACTGACGGTTCTGATGCTTGGAAAAATACAGATAATACTGACTTTGTAGCAGGTGCTAATGATATTATTGAATATGATGGTGCTAACTGGCATATAGTATTTGATGCTTCAGCAGAATATTTAACATACAATGAAGAAAATGTTACTACTGTTTATACTACTAATCTTAATACAGGCGTACAATACTACTGGGACGGTGAACAGTGGTTATTAAGCGTAGACGGTGAATATGCCAAAGGTGACTGGACAATTAAACTAGACGGCTAATTACTATTATGAACAAGATAGTTTGTAGTGGTGCCCTTTTTTACGCCCTAAACACAAAAAGATTTTTATTTCTACATCGCACTGGCGGCAAGACTGCCGGTACCTGGGGACTTGTAGGTGGTGGCAACGAAGAAGGTGAAACACCATTTGAAGGCTTAACTAGAGAAATACAAGAAGAAGTAGGTAATACTCCAAAATTTATAAAGACTATACCTTTAGAAACATTTGTTTCTAATGACGAACGATTTAACTTTCACACATATCTTGTTGTTATAAAAGAAGAATTTCTACCTAACTTAAATGACGAACATGATGGCTATGCATGGTGTAGTTTTAATAGTTGGCCTAAAGCCTTGCACCAAGGGCTACGTAATACATTACAAAATAAAACCAACCTTACTAAATTACAAACTGTATTTCAAGTTATAGACTTATTAGAGGAATAAATGACAGATAATATAAAACAAACAGATTACGGTTATGAAGTTGTTTGGACCGACAACGAACATTATTGTAGTAAAATATTAGTATTTGAAGAGGAAGGCAAACAAACTCGTTTACACTTCCACAAAGACAAACACAAAAGTTGGTTTGTAAATGCTGGAAAGTTTGAAGTACAGTGGGTTGATCCTAAAGACGGTAAAGCATATTCTAAAGAACTTCCAGAAGGTAGTATATTTGAAGTGCCTGCATTACTACCTGTCACACTAAAAAGTTTAGCTAATAACAGTGCTATGGCCGAAACTAGTAATAGCAATGATCCAGACGATTATTACAGGTTAAATTGATGCTCAACATACAACAGTCTAATACGTGGAAGAAAGATATTGCTCAATATAAAAGAGATATTGAAAAAATTAATAGCAATAGTGCTAAAGAAAATTGTTATGAAATTTTAAATAAATTAAGTAGAGAATATAATTATATTGACGCTGTTCATAACGTATCTAATAAATCAATTGATCCAACTAAAATTAGAGA